CGGCGGTGGGGCGGTGTCCTAGAGCATCCGGCGAAAACGCGAGCATGGGCGGCTCACGCCCTCACCAAGCCGTCTGCTGTAGGCTGGCAGCGTAACGACGATGGGGGGTGGGTGTGCGAAGTCTGGCAGTCCGCCTACGGGCACCGGGCGAACAAGGCGACATGGCTCTATGCGTTCGGCGTCGAATCGCCACCGGAGCTTAATTGGTCACGCTTGCGCGGGACGCATCAAATCGGCTTCTATGACCAGCGGGGAAAGGATCGGAACAAGCGCACTCTCTCTCGGAAAGAAGCAGCGGCCACGCCCGAACCGTTTCGCGATCTGCTCATTTCCATCGCACGCACGGCGAGAAGGGCGGAAGCGGTATGATCGGGACTCAAGTATATAATTCCCTTTCAATGACCTCCCCCCCTGTCCGCAAATCAAAGCGCCAGTGCGCCAAGTGCGAGGGTGATCTGCACCACTCGAACAAGATCGGTTACTGCCGCCGCAGACTGGCACACCTGCCTCCTGAAAGAGTGCGGCGCTATTGGGAGAATGTGGAGACGCTGCGTGGTTGATCCCGTCATCATAGGCAACGCTACGCTGTATCTGGGGGACTGTCTGGATGTGATGCAGACGCTAGAGCCGGTCGACCATATCATAGGCGACCCGCCGTATGAAGCCAGCTTGCACGCCGCGAAGTCGCATATGTCCAATCTGCGCAAGGATGGCGGACCAGAGTTACAGGAAATAGACTTCGACGCTATTGACCCAATCCGAGAGGATTTTGTCAACCTCGCCGCACCTCTCTGTGATGGGTGGTTTATTGCCTTCTGCACAGTTGAAGGCGCGCGTCCGTGGGCTGACTGTATCAACGCCAGCTCCATGAAATATAAACGGGCGTGCGTTTGGATTAAACCGGATTCAACGCCCCAGCTTAATGGACAAGGTCCAGCACAAGGCGCGGAGATATTTGTGGTCGCTTGGGCTGGCTCCGGCCATGCTCGCTGGAATGCTGGTGGCAAGCGCGGTGTTTACAAGCACCTTGTTAACAATCCAGAGCGCTCTGGCCTTCATCCTACTGAAAAGCCTCGGCGTCTCATGTCAGAGATCCTCAGCGACTTTACCAATCCCGGCCAAACCATCCTAGACCCCTTCATGGGCAGCGGAACAACCGGCGTTGCAGCCGTTCAGATGGGCCGCAAGTTCATCGGGATCGAAAGGGAAGAGCGTTACTTTGAGATTGCTTGCCGCAGGATCGAACAAGCCCAGCGTCAAGGCGACCTGTTCATCGGAGACGCAGCATGATCCTTCCCACCACGACCGACTACCGCAACCGCGCAGACGGCACCCGTTGGAACGAGGCTCCGAAGCCTGGGTATAATCCGCTGGGGAAGGCCCGCGATGCAAATTGATCTTACCCCTATCCAAGCCGTTGCCCAGCGCGTCGAGGTGATAGGCCGCGCCGTGCTGGTGCAGGCTGATTGCCGGGACGTGCTGCCGGTGTTGCCGAAGGTGGACGCCTGCGTCACGGATCCGCCGTATGGGATTGGCATTGACGGGCAGAAGGGCAGCGACCGCAAAGACGGAACACAGATGCGCAAGCATCACGAGAGCCTCGGTTGGGACAAGGAAACTCCACCAGCCGCACTGCTACGTGACGTAATCGCTGCGGGGACGTGGGCAATCGTATGGGGCGGAAACTATTTCATGGAGGCATTGCCGCCGCAGAAGGCGTGGCTGGTATGGGACAAAGAACAAACCGGTCTCACGATGTCGGATGGCGAGCTGGCTTGGTCTAACCTGCCTACGGTGCTTCGCATAAAGAAAATGCACCGGACGCACCTCTGGCAAGACCAGCCTGAACACCCAACGCAAAAGCCAGTTAAGCTAATGCGGTGGTGCATTGGCTGCTTGCCAGAGCCTAACCAAACCATCCTAGACCCCTTCATGGGCAGCGGAACAACCGGCGTTGCAGCCGTTCAGATGGGCCGCAAGTTCATCGGGATCGAAAGGGAAGAGCGTTACTTTCAAATTGCGTGCCGTCGCATTGAGGACGCCCAGAGGCAGGGTGATTTTTTCGTGGAGTCGGCAGCATGACCTTCTCCCCTGTCCGCAAATCAAAGCGCCAGTGCGCCAAGCGAAAGCCAGAATTCATGGCTGACTATAATCGCACATTCAGCAACTGCTGGTCTATCCGCTCTCTTGACGTAGCGCTCAAGGCCAAGGGAGTTGTGAGGTGAAGCCCGGCATACAGGCTCTCGGACGCCTCAAGACAGGCGTGATGAACAAGACGGAAGCCTTGTACGAGGCAACCGTTCTTAAGCCCGCACTTATGGCTGGTGAGGTCGCATGGTACAAGTTCGAGGGTATTAAGCTCCGGCTTGCCGACAACACTTTTTACACGCCTGATTTTGCCGTCATGATGATGGATGGGCAGATGCAGTGCCGGGAGATTAAAGGCTTCTGGACCGACGACGCTCGGGTGAAGATCAAGGTCGCCGCAGACATTTATCCCTTCGAGTTTATCGCTATTCGCGCCCTGCCGAAAAAGAGCGGCGGTGGCTGGGCTGAGGAGATGTTTTCATGAGCGCCCACCCCATAGGCGAGATCGCCCAAGAAATTGTGGATAAAATCGCAGAAATTAGCGGGTTTTCAGGCGTTAACCAGTTTACCATGACGTCAGATTCTGCTATGGAAAAAGGCGGGCCGGAGGAGTGTGTCAACACTCAACCAGCCCTGACTTGCAACGCTAATCAGGAGCGTCGAAGCTAATGATTCTCTCTAACGCCACAGGTGTATTTTATCAACCTGTTTCCGCCGTGCGAGGTGCCGCATGAGCAAAGGAAAGTCTGCGGACATATGGATGCCGGTCTACATCAAGGACCGTCGCGCTCATGTCAGCACAATGTCTCACATAGAGCATAGTGCATATGATTATCTCATGATGCTGCTGTGGGAACGTGGCGGCATGATCCAAGATGACGATAGGGCGCTGGCTAAGGCTACCCGCGTCACGCCGCGTCAATGGAAGCAAATCCGCCCGACACTCTTGGCTGATTGCGCTATCTCTGGTGGCTTGATCCATCACCAGTGGACCATTGATGAGGTCGCCAAGGCGAAGGCGAACATCGAGCAAAAAAGACAGGCGGGCATCGCCTCTGCGGCAACTCGAAAGGGCAACGCACGTTCAACGGACGTTGCAACGCACGTGCAACCCCGCGCGGGTGGTGGTGAAGGTGTCCTAGCCAAGAGAGGAACTTCTGTAGGGATAGGTGATGGGGGGCAAGACGAACGAAACCCGTTTGACGTGATCCGGGGAGGCCGCCCATGATATCGTTATGGGGGCATCAGGCCCAATCGGTAGAACTGCTACGTCGCTCACTCTCGGCAGGGAAAAAGCGACCGATGCTCAAAGTGCCGACAGGTGGTGGCAAGACCCGCACTGCCGGAGCCATCATCGAGCGGATGCGTGAACGTGGCAAGCGGGCGCTGTTCATCGTGGACGCCATCTCGCTGATCGACCAGACCGTCGAAGCGTTTTATGAACTCGGCCTGCGTGAGATCGGAGTTATTCAGGCGGACCATCCCATGACGGACTGGAGCCGCCCGATACAGGTGGCTTCGGTGCAGACGTTGCAGCGCCGGGGAATGCCGGATGCTGATCTGGCGATTATCGACGAAGCGCATGTCCGCAACCAGTGGCTTGAGCAGCAAATCACAGCGGGGGAATGGGCATCGCGTCCCGTCATCGGCCTGTCAGCAACGCCGTGGGCGAAGGGGCTTGGCTTGGTGTACGATGACCTGATCGCTCCCATCTCGATGCGTGATCTCATCGAACAGGGCCGGTTGCTGGACTTCCGGGTGTACGCGCCGAGCCATCCCGACTTGGCAGGCGTCGCCACAACCGGCGGGGACTACAACGGCGCACAGCTTGGCGACCGCATGGGGGATAGTGGGCTTATCGCCGACATCGTTTCGACATGGGTCAAGCTCGGGGAGAACCGCCCGTCTTTGTGCTACTGCGTGGATCGCGCCCATGCCAAAAAGGTGCAGCAGCGGTTCCTTGATGCGGGCATTCCGGCTGAGTACATCGACATGGCGACGGACAGCTACGAGCGCCGCAAAATTCAGCAAAGGCTGGAAAGCGGGCAGACCAAGATCGTTTGTAACATCGCCACCCTAACCAAGGGAATTGACTGGAAAATCGGGTGTATCATCATCGCTCGCCCGACAAAATCCAAGATGCTCCACGTCCAGATTGCGGGACGGGTGATCCGTGCGAACAGCGGTTATCCCGATGGGCTTGTGCTGGATCACAGCGACAACATGCTGCGCCTTGGTTTGCCAACAGACATCGGGGATGAGCCTCTGTGTCGGAAACGCAAGGGTGAGCGTAAAGACCCGGAGCAGAAAGACCCGCTACCCAAGGAATGCCCCGCCTGCAATTTTCTGAAACCGCCCAAGACGCGGGAATGTCCGGTGTGCAAGTTCGTGCCGGAAGTGACTTCCGATCTTGAGGAAGAGGAAGGCGAGCTTATCCAGATCGGCGGCAAGAAGCGGCTTGTCACCATGCGCGACAAACAGGACTGGTACTCCGGCCTCCTGCATATCCAGCGGGAGCGAGGGTATAAGCCGGGATGGGTCGCGAATCAGTATCGGGAGCGTTTCGGAGTATGGCCTAGGGGACTTTCGGAAAACCCGGTGCAGTCGTTTCAGGTCGAGAGCTATGTGTGCTCGCGCCACATCCGCTACGTCAAAGGAAAGGCGAAGGCGGCATGACTCCCCTATCCGAAAAATGCCGCAACCGCTGGCCTTCCATCCTGCCCCAATTGGGTATTGCGACCTCGTTCCTGACCGGACGCCATACCCCTTGCCCGATATGCGGCGGGCGTGATCGTTTCCGCTTCGACGACAAGGATGGCCGGGGAACCTACTACTGCAACCAGTGTGGCGCGGGCGATGGTGTCGAGCTGCTCAAGAAGTTTCACAAGCTGGACTTCAAGCGGGTTGCGGCGATGGTTGAACCGCTGATCGATACGGCTCCGGTTGTCCAGAAACGCGAGATCGATGCCGATGCACGGTTGCGGGCGCTCAAGTCGATTTGGGGCCAGAGCGAGCCTATATCGCTTGAAAATGAGGCGGGCCGCTATCTGGTGTCTAGGGGTATTGAGCCACCTTTCAGCAAGGCGTTGCGGTTCGTGCCGCGCCTGAAGGTTACGGGGGAGAGCGTTCCCTTTCTCGCCGCGATGATTGCCGTTGTGCGCAACCCACAAGGCGAGCCTATCACGCTGCACCGAACCTATTTGCAAGACGGCGAGAAGGCCCAGATTGCCAGCCCTCGCCGCTTGATGCCGGGTGACTTGCCTAAAGGGAGCTACATCGCTCTTTCCGAGCCTGCGCGCATCATGGGGATAGCGGAGGGTATCGAGACGGCTATTCGCGCGAGCCGCCGGTTCAATGTTCCTTGCTGGGCGCTCATCAGTGCGGACAATATGAGGGGCTTTGTCCCGCCGCCGGAGTGTGTCGGGCTTCGGATATTCGGAGACAATGACACGAAATTCGGGGGGCAGGCTGCCGCATATGATCTCGCCCATCGCATCGCAACGCGACCTAACCCGATCGACGTGCGGGTGGAGATACCGGACCACATCGGCACGGATTGGGCTGATGCAGCATGACTGGATCGAAACCAAAGGCCGGGCGCCACAGAGGAAGGTTGAGTTCCCGCTCACAGACTACATCGTCGCCCTCATGCGCCACCCCGATCTTGGCAATGCCTGCCCCACGAAAGCAGCACAGCACTACGGCCTGCGAGAGGACATCACCCGCTATTATCTCGAACAGGAAAAGCACAGGCAGCAATCGCTTGGCATTCCACACAAACCAGCATGAAGGAGCGCGGAGATGAGCGGCCCGCCAGCAGAGCGAAAGATTATGGTATGGCAGCGTGACAAGTGGCGCTGTCGCTATTGCGGTGAAAAACTGAAGAGCAAGGCGCAGGCGACGGTCGATCATGTCATTCCCCGTTCTAAAGGTGGAAGCAACAGGATGGCCAATCTCGTAACCGCTTGCGTCCCCTGTAATCAGGCAAAAGCTGACAAGATGCCGGGCGATATTCCGGCCACTAGCCCATTGGCGGAAACCTTAACAAAGTTGGGAGTAATCTCCGCATGACCGACTTCACACCATGCCCAAAAACGATACGCCTGTGCTTAGAGGCGTTATCGAAGACTGCACGCATCATCGACCCGACGATGAAGGCTGGAATGCAGAAATGGACCGACGGATGGGATGCGGCGATCGAGGAAAACCGAGCCGCCCTAGAGGCTCTCCTGCCAGATGAAGCGGAGGAGCTGGCTAGGGAGTTTTGGGAAACATATCCGAAAGCGAAAGGATGGATCACTCCCAATAGAGATGAAACCGCGCGTTGGGTTATCGACTGGATCACCCAAAACTACACGCTGGAGAAGAAGTGATGGACGAAACACCCTCTATTTCACTGCCAGAGACGCGCACAGAGGCAAAGCGGCATCATACCTTTACCAGACTGCCTTTTTCATCTAATTGCGCTGTACGGGCTTCTGAGAGGAAAATAGGGCCATGACACACACAGCAGAGCAGGAGAGAGGGGACATCTTGGCCAGTATAACGACACACCCCGGAACGATAGCGATAAGCGGGACAGGCGAAAGTTATATTGAGGCAAGTGAGCGAGCTACAGCGGCTTCCCTCGGTGAACACATCCAAGCCCAGCACAAAGGGGGTGAGAATGGGTAACATTTGCAACAGGAGTCCTGACATGATAAAACAGGCCGATGCGCAAAAGCTTTCGGTTCAAGGCAATGGTCGGTTCAACATGGGCGCGAATCTATTGGAAGCACCTGAAATGGCTATGGCCCGGAAAAGGGGTGAACGAGAATGAGCGGCGGGCGTCCAAGTGAATTCTCGCAGGTTGTGGCCGAAAAGATTTGTGAGCGCCTTGCCAATGCGGAAAGCCTCCGCAAGATATGCCTCAGCGACGATATGCCATGCCAGACCACGGTGTTCAAATGGTTGGCTCAACAGCCAGAATTTGCAAAGCAGTACGCGCACGCGAGAGAGGCGCAGGCCGATGCGATTTTCGATGAATGCCTAGACATCGCAGACGATGGTTCGAACGATTACATGGGCGAGGATGAGAAGTACAACGGCGACGCTGTTCAACGCTCCCGGCTTCGGATCGACACGCGCAAATGGATGGCGGGCAAGCTGCGCCCGACGAAATACGGTGAGAAGATTCTCCATGGCTCCGATCCTGAAAACCCATTGCCGACTGGGTTCCAAGTCAATCTGACTAAACCACGCGATGCCGATCAAGCAGGTTGATCTCCCCGAATACGCAGCCGACATGTGGGAGCCGTTCCGCCATCTGGCGTGGTACGGCGGTCGCGGCGCTGCCAAGTCGCGCACGGTCGCAACAGGATTAATCTTGCAGGCGACAGAGCGGCATGAGCGGGTTCTCTGCGGGCGCGAGGTGCAAAAATCGATCAAGGATAGTGTGAAGCGCTTGCTTGACGATGAGATTGCCCGGCTTGGCTTGTCGTCGGTGTTTGAGAGTGTCGAGAATGAGATACGCGGGCCGAATGAGAGCCTGTTCTTATTCAACGGCATTCGCGGTAATGCCAATGCGATTAAATCGATTGAGGGCATAACGACATTTTGGGGCGAAGAGGCACAGGCATTTAGCCAGGCCAGTATTGATACCGTTATCCCGACAATCCGTGCGCCGAATAGCAGGCTTATATGGACATGGAACCCAGACCTCGCGACTGATCCGGTCGACGTCCTTTTCCGGGGTGAGGATGGCGGACCGCCTAATACTATTTCTCGCATGGTGAATTACGAGGATAATCCTTGGTTCCCTGATGTGCTCCGCGCGGAGATGGAATATGACCGCAAGAGGGATTATGACAAATATCTTCATGTGTGGCGTGGAGAGTATCGCAAGAACAGCGAGGCGCGCGTTTTCAAGAATTGGACGGTCGAGCCATTCGATAGCCCGGATAACGTGGAATATCGCCTCGGTGCGGATTTTGGGTTTTCGATTGACCCCAGCGTTATGGTTCGGTGCTGGATCGATGGCACTCGGCTTTATGTCGACCATGAAGCTTGGGGGCTTGGCGTTGAGGTCGATCACCTTCCGGCACTTTTCCTATCGATCCCTGATGCCGAGAGGTATTGGGCGACGGCGGACAGTTCGCGCCCGGAGACGATCAGCTACCTGAGGCGGAATGGCTTCCCGCACATAGCTCCAGCACTCAAGGGCAAGCGATCGTTGGAGGAGGGTGTGGAATTTCTCAAGAGCTATGATCTGATTATTCACCCGCGCTGCACGCATCTTTCCGACGAACTGACCCACTACAGCTATAAGACTGATCCCTTGACCGGGCAGGTGTTGGCTGATCTCGAGGACAAGAACAATCACTGCATCGATGCGCTGCGCTACGCCGTGGAGGGTGCGCGGAGGGCATTGCAGGGAAAACCCAAGATCGTGTCTATCGCTGTCCCCACCATGGCAACGGCTTTCAACCGCCGTTGACGTACCGCTAGATTAGCGGTATTCTATTACCGCTCGACCGCACCTCGGGCGCTCGCTCTATGCTTGAGGTGCGCCTAATGGATAACGACCAGCCCGATGTTCTCAACCGGGCACTGATGCGGTTTAACGAGATTTCCTCAGCCACACGCGATGAGCGCATGATGGCTATCGAGGACCGCCGCTTTGTCTTCATTCAGGGTGCGCAGTGGGAAGGTGACTGGGGACAGCAGTTCGAGAACTGCCTGCGCGTCCAGATTAACAAGGTGCAGCGCGGTCACGACAAGATCATCAATGACTATCGCGCCAATCGCTTCACCGTCAATTTCCGCCCCAAAGGATCCGGTGGCAATGAGGGTGATGCCGAGCTGTTGAATGGCCTGCTCTACGCCGACATGTACCGCAGCGCAGGCGGTGAGGCGTTGGACAATGCGTTCGGTGAAGGCGCAGCAGGTGGCATGGGTGCGTGGCGTCTGTGCAACGAGTATGAGGATGAGACGGACGCGGACAATGACCACCAGCGCATAGCCATCATGCCTATCGTGGATGCGGATCAACGGGTTTACTTCGATCTCGACGCCAAGCGCTATGACAAGTCCGACGCGCGCTATGCCTATGTGATGCACTCCATGACACATGAGGCATTCAAGGATGAATATGGCGACGACAGGATGGCGACATGGCCGGAGAACCGTGCACGCCCGAACTGGTTTGACTGGTTCCGTCCTTCGGTCGTCTATGTCGCGGAATATTACGAGGTCGAGACGGTCAAGCGCGATCTCCAGATCTACAACCGCGACGAGACTGAGGAAGAATATCGCTATTGGGCCGAGGACATGACGCCCGAGATGAAGCAGGATTTGAAGGACCGTGAATTCACTGTCCGCACCCGCCGCGTTCCGAGGAAGAAAGTCCGCAAGTGGATATTGTCCGGTGCCGAGGTGCTGGAGGATTGCGGTTATATCGCGGGTCCGAATATTCCGATCATTCCCTTCTATGGCAAGCGTGTATTCATCGATAACGTGGAGCGCTTCAAGGGCCACGTGAGGGATGCGAAAGACCCGGCGCGCGTCTACAATGCCCAGATCAGCAAGCTCACCGAGACGGCCAGCCTCGCACCTCGTGAAGTGCCCATCTTTGCGCCTGAGCAGGTCGAGGGCTTGCAGCAGCATTGGGAGCGCATGAACATCGAGCGCCATCCTTATGGGCTGGCGTATCCTGTTCTTGACCCCATCACCGGCAGCATCGTGCAGACCGGCCCGATTGCCAAGATCGATCCACCGCAGCTTTCCCCCGTCCTAGGCGCGCTCATCCAGCAGACCGGAGCGGACATTGCCGAGATTACCAATGGCGATGATGGTTCGATGGAAATCAAGTCCAACGTCTCGGGTGAGGCGATGGATATTGCCGCGTCCCGCGTCGATGCGAAGTCCTACATCTACATGGATAACTTCAAGCTCTCGGTGCAGCGCTTTGGCGAGGTCTATGAGGGCATGGCCCGCGAGATTTACGTTGAGGAAGGCCGCGAGGTTGAGACGATGGACGAGGATGGTGAAACCTCGACCGCTACTCTGCATGAGATTTACACCGATCCTAAGACCAACGTCACCGACAGGCGGCACGATCTCTCGGTAGGTAAATTCAATGTTGTCGCGGATGTAACCGAGGCGACAGCAACCCGCCGTGACAAGACCGTGCGCACGATGATCGCGCTTGCCAATACCGCAGCGACGTTCGGTGCCAATGATCTCGCCTCCGCATCCCTGCTAACCGCGATCAAGAACATGGATGGCGAAGGCGTCGACGATTACAAGCAATATGCGCATCGCCAAGCCGTGCAGATCGGCCTTGATGAGATGACGCCAGAGGAAGAGCAGCAGGCCGCACAGGCGCAGCAGAACCAGCAGCCAGATCCGCAGCAGGTCGTGATGATGCGTCAGGCCGATGCACTGGCGGCGCAGGCGGACAAGTTCCGCTCCGGTGCACAGCTTGACGAAGCCAAGACAATCCAGACGCTTGCCGATGCCAAAAAGAAGGCGAACGAGGCTGGGCAGATTGCGGCGCAACCGCTGCCTACAACCCATTCGCTAGGCGTCGATCAAACAAACAGAATGTTGTCAAGTGCGGCTTGATATTAATCGTATTTTTCGATATAAAGCCGCATCTTAAATCAGTGGAGCGATTAATATGCCCGGTGAAGACGATGACCTGATCGACATTACCCCGGAAATTGAGCAAGAAATCCCTGATAATGCTCCCCCGCCCGAGGATGAGGGTGACGAAACGGTAATCGGTTTCGCTGATGATGAAGGCGAAGACCAAGAAGAAACGCCCCTCATCAAGCGGCTGCGGGAACAGTACCGCGAACTGAGCCGCAAGCTTCACAGCAAGGCCAAGACGGTTGAGACGGACGACCCAGAGCCGCAGGTTTTGAGCCGCAAGCGCCTCGAGGACTTTGATTACGACAGCGACCGCTTCGATGAATATGACGAACAGCGTGAGGCGTCGCTACAAGCCCATGCTGACTGGCGCGCGCGGGAAGGTGCTCGCAAGGAATCGCGAGACAGGGCGAGAAACGAGCAGTCCCGCCAGATCGAACAGCAGCGCCGCGCGCTAGGCGTCTCTGACTATGATGACCGCGCTGCCATAGTGCAGGACCGCCTGAACGATGCGCAAATAGCCGTCATCATCAACGGAGCCGACAATCCCGCGCAGGTGATCTACGCCCTTGGTCGTTCGCAGGCCCGCCTCGACATGCTGGCAGGTGAAGACAATCTCGCCAAGTTCGCAGTCATGCTCGGCAAGCTCGAAAAGGACATCAAGGTGACGAAACGTAAGCCTCCTGCCCCTGAAAGCCGCGTGCGTGGCGCAACGGCATCAACCGCTGTTACGAGTACCGACAAAGAACTTGAGCGCCTTGATAATGAGGCAGTGCGGACAGGCGACCGCAGCAAGATCGCGGCCTATCGCCGGGAACTTCGCAAACGGGCTGCTTGACGATAGATTTAGTTGGTGGTATCTGAATACCGCTTTCCGTCCCATCGGCCACCGGGTGCCGTAAATCCCGCGAGGAAAGCAGCTAACCGGGGTGCGCCCCGAGAAAACGGTTCAACCCCTTTTCTAAAGGCACGCACATGGCTAGTAATGATTTTTCGAAAGAAGAGCGCGTCCAGTTCGACGATGTTCTCGAAGGCTTCAACGACGCTCTTGTCGCGTCGAAAAACATCAACACTTACGGCACTGATGGCACGCTCATGGAGCGGACCAATGATACCATCTGGCGTCCGCAGCAGTATATCTCGGTAGGCGGCGACCGCGTCGTCGGGTCTGCTGTAAACGCCAAGAACAAGGTGCAGCTTTCTGTTCCCGCCACCATCGGCTATCAGCCCAATGACACGTTCGAGCTGGACGCTCTTGAAATGCGCGACGCGCTTCAGGAAGGCCGTCTCGGCATGGCGTCGAAGGACTATTTGGCCTCGCGCATCAATCAGGACGTTCTGGCTGTTGCAACGCTGCAATCGACGCTGGTGGTTCCGATCTCAACCGCTGCTGGCACCTATGATAACGTCGCGCTCTGCGAAACCATCATGAATGAACAGGGCGTTGATCAGTCCGACCGCTATTTGATGCTCAACACCCGCGACTACAACGGCATGGCAGGCAATCTGGCATCACGTTCGACGATGCAGGGCAAGCCGACCAACGCCTATGAAAAGAGCTATGTTGGTGAAGTTGCCAACTTCGAAACCTTCAAGCTCGACAGTGGTCGCCGGATCGCCGCCAAGGCCGCAACCGGCATTACGATGGATACGCGGGCGAGCGCCTCGAACTATTATGTCCCGGTTGCCACTCGAACCGCTTCGACTGGCGAAGTTACCAACGTCGACAACCGCTATCAGACGATCACGGTTTCCTCGACCACCGGCATTGCGGCGGGCGATGCGTTTACCGTGGCAAATCTGAATGCGGTTCACCACATCAACAAGACCGACACGGGACAGGCCAAGACCTTCCGTGTCATCTCAGTGCCTTCGTCCACCACACTGGTGATTTCGCCTCCGATTGTCTCTAATCAGGGCGCTACTGATGTTGAGGAGGCGTACAAGAACGTCAATGTGGTTTCCACCTCTGCTACGGCGGCACTGACGTTCCTTAACCTCGCGGCATCGGGCTACAACGTGTTCTGGCGCAAGCCCGCTATCGAGCTTCTGCCGGGCCGCTACGCGGTTCCCACAGGACAAGGCGCGGCTGTCATGAAGGCATCGACCGACAACGGCATCGAGGTCGTGATGACCAAGAAGTTCGACACGCAGACGTTCAAGACCCTGTTCACGTTCGACGTTCGCTACGGCGTCGTGATGACGGGGCCGGAACAGTGCGGAATCCTGCTCTTCAATCAGGCTTGATCGCCAACAGGGGGCTTTGGCCCCCACATACAAGGAATTGACCTATGTCTACTGTTCTTCTTCCTTATCAGTCCGCCACGATCACTGTTGCGGCCAGTGACAAACTCGCCACATGGAGCCGCGCGGCCTATCTGGTAACCAAGACCATCGGTTATCCCAATCTGCCGTCAACCGTAGCGACTGTTTACAACAGTTCGGGTGCCAACACGACCTCGGCGTTCTCGGTGGCAACTACGGTTACCATTCAGGCTGGTTCCGCTTCGGTATTTTACATGACCGGCACTGGCCCGGTTAATGTGGAGCGCTTCAACCGTGAAACGGTACAGTCCGCCCCCGGCACGCTCAATGCAACCGGCACCCTGACAGCCGCATTGGTCCTTGGTGGTATAGTAACCTCCACTACGGCTTCGGCGGTTACGGCCACGCTCGACACTGGCGCGGTCATGGACGCTGTTACCGACATGGCGGCGGATGACGGCTTCTTCTGGTCTGCAATTAATACGGGCGGTACCAACGCCTTCACCGTTACGGCTTCGTCTGGCCATACCATTGTCGGCGCAGGCGCGGTCGCGGCAAGCTCGTCAGGGCGTTTCCTGACGCGCAAAACTGCCGCTGACACCTTCGTGACCTACCGCCTGTCCTAATCGTGCCGGGGCAAAGGAGAACTGAATTATGACCATCCAACCCTTTGCCCCCGCCGAGGGTGGCACGATAACGGTCGCCAACTCTGCGTCCGCCACGGCGGCAACACCTCTACCGCTGGATTGTGATGTGGTCGTGCTTTCCAATAGCAGCAGCACAGCGACCGTATTCGTGCGAGTTACCTATTACGACAAACAGTCGGATACGATGACGGGTGCTGCGCCGACCGTTACGACCGACCTCCCTATCTTGCCACTAAACCAGATACGCAGGCGCGTAGCGCCCGGACGGTTCAAGGTTATTCGCACGATTGCCTCGGCAGCGGACGGCAACCTCTATATTACGCCCGGAACCGGCAACTAGGTCGTGGCGGAAATCTGGAAGCCAAAAGACCCTGATGAAACGGTCGCCTATGTCGTGGATTGGGCGAGTCAGCTTGGTGATGACACCATAGCATCCTATACATTCGTGGTTTCAACCGGTGATGCGACGATAGCCAATACCGTCCAATCCAGCCAAGCCTTCAAATTCTATATTGCTGGCGGCACAGACGATACGACAACGACATTTCTGAACACGATCACGACCACTTCAGGTCAGGTGCTTGAGCGTCTGTTTTCTCTCTATGTTGGCGACGGTCAGAGCAGCTTCCTCACCACCAGCACGACCAAGCGGCAATTGGTCGAGCAGATGTTCACCGAATGCGCGCTGAATGGCTGGGAATATGACCTGACGCCGGAAGAAAAGGACACAGCCCTAACTCGTCTCGACGCGCTTATGTGGGAGCTTCGCGGACGCGGGATCGATGTTGGCTATAATTTCCCTAATTCTATCGGCGGCGGTTCTCTAAACGATGATCTTGGCTGTCCTGATCAGGCGTTTTTTGGCCTGTCCGTTCTTGGAGCAAAACGGCTCTGTCCGACTATGGGCAAGACTTTGAGCAAGGAAAGCCGCGAGGCTTTGAATGATGCGATGAAGGCCGTGCGCGCGGCTGCATCCGGTTTTATTCCTTCTCTATCTCTCGCTCCGGGGACGCCTTTAGGGGCTGGGAATCGGATTCTTTTCGGAGGGTAAATGCGTGTCCCTGTCATATCAGGCGTCAAGGCCAATGAGAACGGCGAGTTCCTGACGAGCTACCCGATCAACCGGGAGCCTGTTCTTAGGGATACCGGGATTTCTGACGGCTATCTTGCTGTGCCTCCGGGAATTACCGAGGTGGCATCTGGCCTTGGTGAAAATCGAGGTGGCAGGGCATGGAATGGAACCTGTTACCGTGTGATGGGGACCAAGCTTGTTTCCGTATCTTCGAGCTGGTCCGTCACAGTCTTGGGCGATGTTGGCCCTGGAGGACCATGCGGCTTCGATAACAGCTTCGACAATCTCATCATTAATAGCGATGACAGGCTCTATTACTGGAATGCGTCCGCTGGTTTGCGTCAGGTAACAGATGGCGATCTCGGTGCCGTTGTGGACGCCATATTCGTCGATGGTTACACCATGACGACTGATGGCACGTCTCTGGTTGTCACCGATCTTAATGACCCTATGGCGGTCGATCCGATCAAGTACGGGTCGAGCGAGGAAAGCCCTGACGCTGTTACAGGACTAGTTCATATGCACGGTGAGGTTTACGCGCTCAACCAGAACACGATTCAGGCATTCCAGAACATCGGCGGGACGGGCTTCCCGTTTCAGACTGTCAAGACTGCGACCGTTCCCTATGGCTGTGTAGGTCCGCATGCGAAATGCAAATATCTCACCACAATCGCTTTTGTCGGGGGGCAGGAAAACGCTGCGCCGGGTATCTATCTCATGGGCGCGGGTGATGTGGACAAGATCAGCTCCGCCGAGGTTGATGACGCCCTTGCCGCCCTTACTGAAACGGAGCTGGCAGCAGTATGGATGGAGGCACGCGTCGAGAAAGACGATCAGCGTCTTATCCTTCATCTCCCTGACCGCTCTTGGGTCTTTTCCAGCCAAATATCGGGCCGTTCATCGGTCAAGACGTGGTGCCAATATGTAACGAGCCTCACCGATACAGGAATGTATGAGGGGCGCGGGCTTGTCTATTGCTATGGCAAGTGGATCGTCGGGTCATCGGATGGCAAGATCGGCTATCTCGATCGCTCAACAGCGCAGCATTATGGCAGTGACATAAGCTGGCAGTTCGACACAACATTGCTTTATAACGATGCCAACAGGGCTATTCTGACCGACATTGAGTTGATCGGCACACCGGGGCGTGGAAGCGCCGATAGTCGCGTGTTCTTCTCCTATTCCAAGGATGGGGAATTCTGGTCTCTCGAGCGTTCGACCCCGGCAGGCAGGCAGGGTCAGCATAAAAAGCGCGTGGCATGGCGACCCGGCATAAGGTTCGAGCAATATATGAGCCTGCGCTTCCGTGGCGCTGATGACAGTGTGATGAGCATCGCTCGGCTTGAATGCGATATTGAAGGGCTGGTGGCGTGAATCCGCTTCAAACCCGTCGCCTCACCCGCCAGCAGATCGGATCGTTCGTCAGTTCAGATCGCGGGGTTCGCGCATTCGAGGCGGTGCAGGAGGACATAACCAACCAATATGATGCCTTAACCACGGCGTCATTTCTTACTCTCACCACAGAGCCTACATTGGGCGCGGAGCGAGTGTTGACGCCTACCTCCGGGGAACTTGTCGGAACCGATGATGGCGCGAACAGCACCTATACTCTTGGACTTGCCGACACATCCGTAACACCGAATACTTATGGCGATGCTACCAAGACATTATCCTTCACGGTTGATCAGAAGGGCCGCGTTACTGATGTGCAGGAATTCGGACTGGATACTGACAATATAGCCGAGGGCGCGACCAATCTTTATTTTACCCAAGCCCGCGCCCGGACCAGCCTGTCTGATGGAAACGGTATCACATATGATAATACGACCGGAGTTATCAGTGTTACTTCTGCCGGAACATATGGAACGCCTACAGGGACGCTAAGCCGGACGACTTTCGCGACCTATACTGCGCCGACAATCTCCTCTCCACCAACACAGGCAGAAGTGCAAGCTATAGCCGGTGCGCTTCAGATCGTATCTCGCACACTTGCAGCGCTCATCACTGATATGGAAGCAAACGGAAACTTGACATAGAAGAGGTATTATAATACCGTTCTGCATCGGCTGTCACATGCCTGCGCCGGGGCAATCCACAACGGATTGACAGCCTTGGGCCTTCTCGGATCAGTTTTTAAGATCGGCGCTTCCATCTTGGGAGGCAGTTCGTCCAAAAAGGCGAGCAAGAAGGCACAGGCCGAGCAGATTGCCTTCCTGAATCGCGGAATCGACACCCTCAACACGCAATTCGGCAAAGCGGAAGACCTGTCTCAGCCGTGGACAGGCGGAGGTGCATCGGCACAATCGGAACTGCTGAATCTTCTCGGCCTTTCATCGCCCGGCACAGAAAAGGTTGATTGGGAAGCATATGGGCGGGCCTACCCCGGCCTCGCGGCTTACTACACATCACATAACGGGCAGAATCTATTTGCTAAGGGCGACAGCATGTCCTTCGCGGACTATGCGAAGGCCCATTACGATAAATATGGTTCTGCTGCCGGGTTTGATCTCACACCATTCACTACCATGGAAGGCGCTTCGACTGCGAACCAAGGCGCGGCGATTGAGAGTTTAAAGGAAAGCCCACTCTATCAGGCGCTGTTCAGGAACGGCGTTGACACGACGCTGGCTAACGCTTCGGCGACAGGTGGGTTGCGCGGGGGGAATACGCAGGACGCGCTCGCTCGTGTCGGCACTGATACGCTGGCGAAGGTCTATCAGGACCGCATTTCTAATCTGGGCGGTGTTTCCGGACTTGGATTGCAGGCTGTCACCGGCCTTGAGGGCTTGGGCGCGGCAAATGCGGAAAGCATAGCATCTCTTTTTGGCAAGCAGGGCGATGTGAACGCATCTGGCATCCTTCAGCGAGCGGCAATTAAGAGCAATATGTTTAACAATATCGCTGGCGCAGTCGGTGAGTTGGACGGGAATGGTTCATTAGCCAAGCTGGCTTCCAAGGTAGGGATCGTGATCTGATGCCTTGGGATGTCAACCAGATGAACCAGTTGTTCATGGGGCAGGTGCTCGGCAACTCCCCTGCGGAGTCCTTCGATAAGGGCCGCGCCGATGCATACAACGAGAAGATCACACGCGAGAACAACGATGCGGTAAGACAGGCACGTGAAGTCGCCCTGTTGCGTACGCAGCAGAAGGCCAAGGATCAGGAAATTCTTGCGCGGCAACCCACCCCAGAGAATTACCGGGTGTATTTCCTGCGCTATCCTGAGGACCGTGAGGCAGCGAAAGAGGCGTGGGGGAGCCAGTCCACACAGCAGCAACAGAGCAATCTTTCCACCCTGTATGACCTCAAGGGTTATCTCGCTTCTGGCAAGAAAGATTTGGCGGCTGAGGCTCTCCGTAAGCGGATAGAGGCCGAAAAAGCAGCGGGGCAGGATACCGCTGATGAAGAAGCAATGCTTGACCACATTGTCAATGACGATGCTGGGGCCTTGGGTGTCATCAATGGCATGATTGCCGCCGTCTCTGACCCGACCAAGGCGCCTGAAGGCACGAGCCAGCTTGCAACCGCCGCCAAGACCGGCGCGGAAACTAGCCTTATCGAACAAACTACTCCTGCCAAGGTGCAGGAGGCGCAGGCCGTTGCAGATAAAGCGACGACTGAGGCCAACTATGCGCCCAAGGTCATCGAAAGCGATCTGGCGACCGAGCACGCTAACAGGCAGAAGATCAGCGCCGACATCCAGAACATGACGGAGTCGCGCAAGATCGAATGGGCGAAGCTCGGTCTTGAGCAAGACAAATTGGCCACCACAACCCAGCTCGCGCTTGAGAAAATGTATCAGGATGGCGCGAAGCCAGACCCCAATTCCGTAGGTGTTATGAATGCCTCCGCTGCCGAGGCAGTGACGGCTAATGCCCTTGCGGGTCGCATGAATGACTTGGCCCAGCAGGTTAAGCTCGCTGGGCTATCCGCTGGCCCAGCGGCTACAGCCTACGAAGCCTTCAAGAAAATGACTGGTAGCCAGAACGGATACACGCAAATCCGTGCCGAGGTAACACAGATACTAAACAAGGCCGCGCTTGCCAATCGCAAGGACATGCCCGGCGCGATGTCTGATGCCGACCGGCAACTCCTGTTTCAGGGCTTCCCCCCTCAGAATGCCAGCCCAACCTATGTCGCGCATTATCTTGAGGTGATGGCGAAGGCTCAGGCGTCCATCGCCCAAGCTGAGGACAGTAAGACCGCATGGATCGGCGCGAACGGCAACCTTGGCCCGGCCAAGCGCGACATGAACATGGGAGGCTATCAAATCACGCGTGGAACCACGTTCTCGGGCTTCATGAAGTACGCCAGCGCAAAGTCGAAACAGAAAGACCCCCCTCCTACGGTTGATACGCTCCTCGGCAAATATGGGGGCGGGCGATGACGAGCTACCGCCATCCCCTGTACGCCAAGGCAGAAAGCAAGGTTGAAAAAGACCTTGGCCTTCCCCCCGGCTTTCTGGCGGACATCCGCACCAAGGGCGAGAAGTCTAATTCCGATCAGGTATCGGAGGCGGGTGCGCGCACGGTCTATCAGATCATCCCATCGACTCGTGCCGCGATCAAGGATCGCTACGGCGTCGATGCTTATGCAGGACCGGAGCAGGCCGCGAAGGCGGCGGGCCTTATCCTCAAGGAAAACCTCGACCGGAACGGCGGCAACAAGGCCGCTGCGGTAGCCGAATATCATGGCGGCACGGATCGGGCGAATCGGGGCAAGCGCACCAAGGCTTATGTCAACCGGGTAACGGGAGGAGGTGATCCAGCATCTGACGGTGGCGGGTCCACCTATGATCGTGTGTCCCGCCAGCGTTCCGAAAACACCGGCCCTGACATGCGCAAGGTCTGGCAGGCGAGAGCTAAAGTCGGAAAGCCGGGGGGAATGACCCCGCAGGACGCCGCGTTTTTCGACCAGCAGAACTATGTGCCACCTCCGGGCTTTGAGAATGTCGTCAAATCCAAGTCCGGCTATGTGCTGCCGGTTGAATTGATTCATGCCTACAATTCCGGGGAGATGGATGACGACGCAGAGGCGCGGGCAGAGATCGAGCGCCTTGTAAAGAGCGGTGAAGCTCAACTCCCCAAAGGTGTAAAACTCCAGGCACCTAAGCCTCGCTCTTTTATGGATAATGTCAATCTCGGCCTTGGCGCGGTGCGCCGTGGGTTGGCGATGCCTGCGGATATAGTAGCTGGGCCTCTTAACAGCATCGTTAACGGCGTAGTTGGCACGGATTTATCTACCACTCCCTTCAGAGACCAAGTTGATGCCCAGTCACAGGAAATGGGTGTTCCTGAGCCGAGAAACGCGAGCGAGCGCCGCGCATCTGCCTTTAATGAGGGCGCAGCATCAGTGCTGCCACTGCTCCCGGTGCTGGCGACAAGTCCTATTGCCGCATTGACTGAAGTAACCTCTGGCGGCTTGTCAGGGTATTTCCAAGAAACTGCAAGGCAGGCCGGTGCGGGACCAGTCGGGCAGTTCGTGGCGGGGCTGGCGGGTGGTGTTACCCCCGCTGGCCTCGTCATAGCTGGTGAGAAAGCCGCGACACGTATCCGCGCGCCCAAGACGCTGCCCGATGTGGTTGCGGAAGTCCCCCGCTCCGCTGTTATCGACGAGGCAGGCAATCTTACCCCGGATGGGCAGGAGATAGCAGCCCGTCACGGGGTTACTCAGGAAGATGTTGTCAAAGCCTATGAGCGCACACCGGAAGAGGCAGGCTGGGCAGCGAATGACGAACAAACCCCTTCGGTCGCACGAGAGGCAACCAATGACGCGCCGGTAGCGCCAGAACAGCCTGAGCGCGCAGCCTCGCAACCTGTTGCAGAACAGCCGCAGCCGGTTCGCGCCGCACCTGAAGCGGAATCTGTTACCCCTCCACCTTCTGCCGCTCCCGCGACCGCGCTTGATCGTGTGCAGGCAGGGCAAGAATTTGGTGTCGATTATACGCGCGGCGAAGCGACCAAAAACTTCGATATTCAGGACGCGGAACAGCGTCTTTCCAAGAGCAACGGCCCCGAGGCCGAGCAGATGCGTCAGTTCAAGGCGACGCAGCAGGAGCAGGTTAAGGCAGCATCGGAACAGTTCCGCTCAGCCTTTGGTGACACCGCTGCGACAGCAGAAGAACGCGGTGCATCTGTGCAGGAAGCGGTGCGGGAACTACGCGATCTCGGGCAGCAAGGCGTCAATGAGCTTTACAAGCAGGCGCGTGAATTGGGTGCGCCGGTTGAACTCGATGCGACCAAAATCAGACACAGCATCGAAGGCTTGATGGCTGAGGCTGATATTCCCGAGCAGGTCAAGAAGGTGATTGAGCAGGAAGCTGCGCGCTATGGCCTCATTGGCGAGCCTGTCGTGGTGGATAAAGCGACGGGAGCCGTTACGAACGAGGCGGGCGTTACCACGGTAAAGCTCGATGATGGGCAGACCATCAAGTTCCGTGGCGAACCTGAAACCCTGCGCCTCGATAATGCCGACAAGTTCCGCACCGTCATTTCCAAGCAGTATCTTGCCGATGGGCCGATGAAGCTCACGCAGGAACTAAAGCGCGTCATTGACGATGTGGTCGAGGAGACGGCGACCAAGCTGGCGCAGGGCGGCAAAGGAAAAATATCGGAAGCTCTGGGCACGGCACGCAAGGCTGTTGCCGAGCAGAAGCAGACCTTTGCCAACAAGGACATCATTCAGGACATCGTTGACTGGAAGAAAGGCTCCTCGACCGGGAAACTTGCCCCGGAAGCTGTCATGCGTCGCGCTCTCGCTTCGACCAGCGATCTGAAGAAGGTCAAGGCTGTTCTGCTGTCCAAGGGAACCGTTAAATCCAAGGCGGCTTGGCGCGGCATACAGGCGCATGGATTGGCGCAGATATTTGAAAAGGCGACCACCAAAAATACGAACATCGGCGGTGAGATAACCGAGGCCATTTCGGGTGCTAAACTCCGCTCCGCGATAGATGATTTTGGCCCGGACAAGCTTAAGGTTCTGCTTGATCCAGAGGATTTCGGCAAGCTCATGAAGCTGCGCCGCGTCATCGAGGATGTGACGATTCCGATCACCGGCACGACCAATCCATCCGGATCCGGTAATCTACTCATGCGCCTTATGGCAGATGTGGACAACAAGGTAACGGGCGCTTTCGCTAGTGCCGGATTTGCCATCGGTGGCCCTGCTGGCGGTGCCATTGGCGGAGCTGCCGGACGGACCATCGGCCCTGTCGTCAAGCAGATGAAAGAGGCGAAGGCCGCTGCTGAGACGCTGAAAGGCGCAACAGAATACACGGCTGAAACCGCAGCAAAGGAAACTGCAACCGAAGGCGCAGCCGCACCGCGTCCTTCTGTTGCGTCGAAGGTGAAAAGCGGGGCCGCGAAGTCGGTCAAGGCTTTCATCGATGTCTATAGCGACCCGCGCATAATCGCCCCGGTTGTCGCCAGTGCCGGGGGTGTGGACGAATGACAACGCAGATCATCTATCAGAAGAATTTCATCGCAGATCTTAACGGCAAGCCTCTCGAAAATGGTTCGCTCTATATCGGCGTTGCCAATCAAGACCCAGAAACCAATCCGATCACGGTCTATTGGGATACGGCGCTAACGCAGGTAGCAACGCAGCCACTCAGTATTTCCGCAGGGGCTGTAATCCATAACGGCGCTCGTGCCGCTATTTACACGAGTGCCGCAAGCTATTCATTCCGTACGAAAACAGCAGCCGGGTCCGTTGTTGACTATGTTGCGGATGCGAATGACCCGGGTGTTATCCTCTCCAACAACCTCGCCTCCACCGCATCGGATTCGGTAGGCGCTGGCATGGTGGGCTTCGATGACGCAAACAGCTATGCAGCCGGAACGGCGGGTTATGAGCTACGCAAACTCAACACCAGAAACCTCGGCACCATAGCGGGCGGCGGGAATTCCGTAGCAGGTATCGACATAGATACCACCGTGACAGCAAACGCAGATGGCCTGAGCGATTTTCGCGGGATCGTCAACAAGACGGTTGTAGCTGGCGCGAACAGCATGGCTGAGGTGGACGGCTTCACCGGCCAGCTTGAAATCCAGACGACCGGTGGCACACTTACTCACGGTTTTGCTCTCAAGGCGTATGCGCGTCTTGGTAACGACGCACTCGGCATCGTCAACACTGGTGACATCACTGCTTTCGACGTTATTAACGGGCATATCTCCAACGAAGGCAATGACGCCATCGGAACCGCTATTGTATTCCGCGCGGATAACCTTGACCTCATCGACGGCACCGGCACAATCACGGACGCCTATGGCGTTGGAATAGGTAACTTCGGCCACGCCACTCGCGTAACCGGGAATGCTGTTGGCGTCGCCGTCAATGACATGACAGCAGGCGCATCCAAGACGATCGCCTTCTGGTCACAGATGGTTGATGGCACAAACAAGTGGAGTTTTTACGCCAATTCATCCGCACCGAGTGCTTTGGGCGGCAAACTGTATGTCGGCGGCACGACAAGACCAACTGACACTCTGGAGGTGCTAGGACACCTCAAGGCGGTACGCGGCGCATCGGCCAAGTTGGCGACAGGTTCGTACCATGAACTACGCTCCGACCAGAACACCTGGTCAACGGTTGTTTCGAATGCCCACGCTTCTACTCCTAACGGCATTAAGCTGTTTTTCGACGGTTCGTCTCCGAACAACACAACCCAGATGTTTATCGAGTGCAGGGACGCGACCGAGCCGAAGCTAATGGTCTGGTCCAACGGTAATGTGGTCAACAAGAACAACAGCTACGGGGCTATTTCCGACAAGAAATTCAAGACGGGGATACGAGATGCCACCCCGCAACTCGATGACATCAAGGCGGTTCGCTTTCGGAAATACAAGCTCAAATCCGATGGCAAGAATGCGCCGGAGCATCTGGGCGTTATCGCTCAGGAAATCGAGAAAGTATCTCCCGGCCTCGTTTCAGTCGATGGCAACGGCACCAAGAGCGTCAATTATTCGATCCTCTACCTGAAGGCGGTGAAGGCGCTTCAGGAGCTTGCCGCGATTGTCGAGGCGCAGGACAAGCGCATCAAGGCGATGGAATCCCGGCCATGACACCGGATCACACCACCATAAACGCGAGGATCGGGGGCTTGGAGACGCAAGTTAAGGCGCTTGTCGAAGCAGTGAATAAGCTGACGGGGGAAGTCGGGGAACTTAAGACAGACGTGAAGGAAACGCGCGAGATTGTCGAGGCGTGGAAGTCGGTCCGATGGTTTGGCGGCATGGTGCAGTCGATGAGTAAGGTCATCGTGGCGATGGGAGCCATTGGCGCTGTGATCTGGGCCGCGATCAAGCTGGCAGTAGCGGGAGCGCTGAAATGAAGCTCATAGCCGACTGGAAGAAATTCCATCGCATGTGGTCCGTGCGTCTCAGCGCGATTGTGACTGCTATCTGGGCGTATCTGCTTGCCTCGCCTGAAACCATGCTGGCGGTGCTCAACCAGATCCCTGCGGATATGCGCGCGTGGCTCCCCTCGTTCGTGCCAGTTGCCCTGTTCGTTCTGGTGACGCTCGCCCGCATTACGCATCAGGAGAAGATCAGTGGTCCAAAATAAGGCTGCAGCAGCCATCAGAGCCAATCCGGGCAAGTCGGCTACTGCGGCAGGGTTAGCGGCTGCTTTGGCTCTGGCGACACCTCTGGTGGTCAAATGGGAGGGCATCAGGAACGACCCCTATAATGATATTGTGGGCGTGCGCACGGTCTGTGTAGGCGAAACCAATGTCGCGATGCGTCGCTATAGCACTCCTGAGTGTCTGGCGATGCTCAATAAGGCGCTGACAAACCGTTACGCGGCTGATGTAGCGCGGTGTACGCCGATCATTGCGGACAAGCCCTATCTGTTCGCTGCGGCTATCTCGCTTTCCTACAATATAGGCACAGCCGCCTATTGCCGCTCGACCGTGGCGCGCCGCTTCAATGCAGGCGACTTCGTGGGCGCGTGCAATGGTTTTCTTTCATGGTCCTACGCCGGAGGTCGCCAAGTTCAAGGACTGCTCAATCGCCGCCGAGACGAGCGCAAGCTGTGCTTGCAGGAGGCGGGGCAGTGAGCCGCTATTTTACCCGCAAACGGCCCTCACAGTGGATTGCTGACGATCTGGGACCGGAAGACGCTCCAATGATCCCTTCGCTCTCTGTGAGCGAGCATGAGGCGACCGATACGGGCTTACTGGACGCGGACGGCAACACGATCTGGCGCGAGCCTAATCCGATGGGGTTCGTATGGAGTGATTGAAATTCGGCACAGCCGATCCGGGCCGCGCGGTTCTGCGGCATTAAACTGAAAGTGAGAATGAAATGAGTAAGGATGAAGCACAGATTGAAGCTGAAATTCAGCGCAAGGGCCTGAATGCCCCGCGCCTGAATCCTGACGCGATCGACGCTGCAATCGCGTCGGAACAGTATCACGTTTTCCCCGGCACAACGATGACCGTTTGCGCGCTCACGCTCCGCAACGGCTATATCGTTACGGGCGAAAGCGCAGCCGCAAGTCCGGAGAATTTTGACAAGGAGATTGGCCGCAAGATTGCTCGCGATAACGCCCGCAATAAGATTTGGGCGCTCGAAGGCTATCTTCTTCGCGAGAAGCTGGCCGCATGATCCCGTTGGCTCTCGCATGGCTTCCCCGTGCGGGAGCCTTCGCCCGCTCGCACTGGAAGCTGATAGGTATTGGCCTGCTCGCCATTTTTGCAGGCGTCCAGACCTTACGCCTCGCATGGACGCAGACGGCGCTGGAGAAGATCAGCGCACGCATCAAGGTCATGGAAGCCATCACGACCGAAACCGACAAGCGTTGGCGTGCGACCGAAAACACATGGAAGGTGACTGCCTACCAGATTCAGAAGGAACGAGACGATGAGATCGAGAACATGGCTGCTGAGCGCGATGCTGCTCTTGCCGAGCTGCGGAAGCGTCCACGTCGCCCCGCCCCCGGCACCACCGAAAGCACCGGCAATGGACAAACTGCCAGCGGATGTACTGGAGCACGATTATTTGGCGACGATGCGGAATTTCTTATCCGGGAAGCTGCCAGAGCCGACACAACCCGCATCGCCCTGAAGGCCTGTTACAAACAATATGACATGATCGCTGGGGGTGTGAAGTGACGCGGGCCGGGCTTGATACCGGCTATCTGACGACCTTGGGCTTGTCGCGCTTCACCCAAGGTTTGAGTCTAACCGCTCCACGGGCGTGTCCATCCACGCCGCCGCGTCACCCTTTCTCACATACCACATTCACGGAGACACCGCAATGAGCATGGGGCTAGCTTTAGCGCTAGGGCTTACCACTAACACCGCGCCAAGCGTAGCCGCGCCCGTTGCAGACACGTCTCCGACGACATTTACCTCCACGCCTACGGTTCATTATCACCCGAACAGCCAGACCGCGACACTCGATGGCAGCAACAAGGTGCTGGACTGCGCCGATCTCCTCGGTCTTGCTGGGGTAGTCGGCGTGGCTGCCATCGGTGCCAATACGATCAAGAACCCCAAGATGGTGGGCGTTGTGGCGGGAACACCCGGCACACTGCCGACGAACTGGAGCATAGGCGGCGCAGCGGGCCTCACGACAAGCGTTATCGGTACCGGCACGGAAAAGGGTATGGCCTATGTCGATATCAGGCTGAACGGCACCACTTCCGGCACTTTTACGACCATCCTGATGGAAGCCGCCAGTGTTATTGCCGCTGTCAATGCGCAGGCATGGTCTGGCAGTGCGACGCTTTCGGTGGTCGGCGGCTCTCAGACCAATATTTCCTCCATCGCGCTCACGACCAACGTTCTCGATGTCGGTGCAGCAGTCCTTCAGCAGATCAGCACAACCGCTGCCGTTACCGGCACGGCGACCCGTTTCACCAACTCCGGCACGACTGCCAACGCCAGCACAGCCTTTGTGCGCCCGCTGATCGGCGTCAATTATTCCAGTGGTGTTGCCATCGACGTAACGCTGCGCATTGCCTATCCCGCGCTGGAGCAGGCCGCAGCCGCCACCACTCCGGCCACCATCGGCCCGGTGCAGATGACCGATGCGCTGGGGCGCAAGTTCTGGCGGTTCACAGGCTCGTCCGCCCTTATCATCGCCAACGCCCTGAACGCGCTCAACATGCGGCAGATGATGGTGTTCGCAGTCTGGCGTGTGGCGAAGGTTACGCGCGGCACAGACTTCGCACTGCTGTCTCTCCGGTATTCTGCCTATACCGACGACACAACGAACACAGCCCAAACGAATGGGTATATCCTGCGCGGAAACGCCGCCACAAGTACGTCAGAAGCGGCTCGCCTCAAGAGCGGGACGGTTGACAGCTATGCAAATGGTATAGGCGCTCACTTCATCCCCGGCGCGCAGTTGCATGTCGCTGGTTTCAACTCTCGCACTACAGCAAATGGCGGCGGGCGCTTCTACATGAATGAGCGCACGAACGACGTGGCCCAGACATCCCTGACCGCCACCAATGGCACTGGCATGATTATCGGCGGCAAGGCAACTACCTCAAACGCTGTCACCGGGACAACCGACAACTGCTACGATCTCTACGAACTGGCGATCTGGAAAGGAACATACACCAACGCGCAATCGGATACCGCCTCGGCTGAAATGGTCGCTAATTGGGGCATACAGGCCATTACGGGCCAGATTATCATGACCGGCGACAGTATTACCGAGTGCATCGATACCAGCTCGACCGTAGTTATCCCGCAGGACGGTATTGCCCATAAGCTCGCAGCGCCCGGAGCGGGTTATATTCCCGCCAATTTCCGCGTCATCAATATCGGCATTGCTGGCTCGGCATTGGATACCTACGCAGGCGCGATAACCGGCGTAGACCTTGATACGCAACGCGACGACACATCAAGCGGGTTCCAGATGGTCTATTCCGGTGGCGCTGCAAACAACATCGTCACCGTCAATATCGGCATTAACGATATGCGTTCATCGGTCGGGAACCAGACAGCGGCGGAACATTATGCTCGCTTTGTCACGTTGCTCAACACCGGAACGACTGGATACCTGCAGCGGGGGTTCAAGGTGGTGGCTGTAACGCCTACCTCTATCTCTGGGGATGCGACGGGGCAGTCGCGCATCTCGGCT